CCGCGACGATGTAGACGATATTTTTTCTTTTGAAAATAAAAAAGAAAAATCTTTACAAAGGCGCATTGACTTAGAAAAAAGCTTTCTAAAACAGATGCAAGCGGCGGAAGAAATAAATAAAACGTCAAGAAGAGCCGCAATCGATCTTGAGTTTAAATTAAAAGAGATCGAGTTTAGACTTTTAGCTGAGAGACTGAGACTGATAACAAAAGAAGAAACTTTTGCAGAGCGGACTCTAGAGGATCAAATAGAGATAAAAGACACAATAAATACTATTAATGAGACAATTTTAGGAGAAAACGGTATTTTAGAGCGACTCAAAAAAGAGACAATCGCCGTAGGAGATGCTGTTGCATAGAATGCAATTGATGGTCAAAGTGAAGTTGTGAAAAGTTTAGCGCATGCACTTGAAAATATGGGTATCCTTAAAGAACAGGCTGTGGCCCTTGCAGAGTCTCTGCAGAGTAATCTTTCAACTGCATTATTTGACTTTGTAACAGGTACAATAAGTGCAAAAAATGCATTTAAACAATTTGCAGTTTCAGTAATTCAAGATATGGCAAGAATAGCTTCACAGAAACTGGCGAGTCAAATACTTGGAGGTTTATCCTCTGGTCTCGGCGCGCTATTTACACCAGCCCCAGTTCCTGCTCGTCACGGAGGAGTGATGAGTAAAAAAATAGGTTATTCAACAGGAGGAATTGCGAGAGGTACTACGGCTGGGTATCCTGCAATCTTACACGGCAATGAAGCAGTCGTTCCTTTGCCCGATGGAAAAAGCATACCAGTAGATATGACTCCTAGAGGTGGCAAGGGTTCCGCTTTTGCAGAGGGCCCTGCTGTTAATACAACTAATACAAGTAATAATGTAACTGTAAATATTTCATCAGACGGCTCTACTAATACACAAAAACAAGGAGGATCTCCTGATATGGATATGCTAGGAAAAGCAGTAGCAAAAGTAGTACAACAAGAATTACATACTCAACAACGATCAGGGGGTCTATTAAATCCCTATGGAGCAACCTAATGACTATTGGCTTTATTTATAATGGCAGTGACTATGCAAGACCTGATAAAACTTTATCACGCAATATTTCACCTGCTGTTCTTAGCGCACGCTTTGGAGATGGCTACGAACAAAGAATACCGGATGGTATAAATACATTAAAGGAAGAAATATCTTTAGTATTTACGAATAGACCAAAAGCAGAAATAGACGATATAAAATTATTTCTTGATGGTACACAATCTGTAACTAAATTTTCTTTAATTGTTCCAGATTCTAATGTTACAAGTGCCAGCGCCCCTGCGGGAGTTGGAGAAAGAGAATTAAAAGTAGTAGCTGATTCGTATAGTATTACTTATAGCTATGGAGATTTTTATAGTATAAATATTAATTGTAGAAGAGTATTTGAGGCATGAGTAATTTAATTGCAACAGACGTTCAAAAACAAGAAGTTGATAGTGGTTTTGTAGAACTGTTTATTCTTGAGATTCCCAGTCATTTAGCGGATAGTGATAGCCAGAGACTATACTTTCATGCTGGAAAAGACGAAAATTTAACTGATATTACTTTTCGAGATAATTATTCTTCTACTATCTCAACAGAGACACCTACAACACAATTTCATACTAGAACTTATACTGCGATTCCTATTATACTAGAAGGAATAAGTGTAGAAAGCGAAGGTTCAGTAGGAAGACCTACTATGACAATTGCAAACGCTGAAAGCGTGTTTCGAGGTCAAGTAGAAGGCTTACACAATGAATCTTTTACAAATAAAGATTTAATTGGTTGTAAGGTTACAAAAAGAACAACTCTCAAAAAACATTTAAACACAGGAACAAACACTAGTGCACCTATAGAATTTCCTACTCATATTTATACTATAGATAGAATTGCTTCAGAGACATCAATTTCTATAGAATTTGAATTAATAGTTCCTTATGACTTAGAAACAATAACTCTTCCAAGAAGAACTATTGTTGGAAAATATTGTTCATGGGTATACCAAGGATTTGATGAAAATAATCCAGCTAAACAAAGAGGTGCCTGCTTTTGGAAAGCCAATGGAGCAGTTCCAGATAAAAGCCCGAACGATAGTTGGGCTGTTTCAGGGGAGTCGGGAATTACTAGTCTTGATAAAAAATTTAGAGCTTATTTCGATGCAAAAGATGCTCCTTTAGTTCCTTTCGCAATGTTTGCAGGGTCTGCAAGTAATACAACATACGGAGATTGGGTTAGTGGAACAACCTATACTAGAAATGATTATGTAAGAGTAATAAGTAGTGGTACTGCAACTTATTATTTAAGTTTAATTGATTCAAATCAAGGACTTAGTCCTGCAACCACTCCTAGTAGTTGGCTACCTGTAAAAGTATGGACACCTTGGTCGTCTGGTTCAAATTATACAGTAGGATCACTTGTTAAATATGGAAATACTTTTGCAGATCAAACTATCTGGAAGTGTATACTAGCACATACTTCATCTAATGCTTCGAGTAATAATAACACTCCTGCAAATAGATCAGCTTTTTGGATTCGAGAAGATGTTTGTGGAAAAGAGTTGAGTTCTTGTAGTATAAGATATGCAGCAAAATCAGCAAGTCAAGCTAAGAATACAAATAATTATATCAACTTTGCTCCTAGTTCTGAAGTTGATCATAGTAAAACTTTGCCTTTTGGTGCTTTTCCCGGCACGGACAGATTTAAATGATAGAATTCCTAGATGAAATTAAGGAACATTTTGAAGAGTGGTATCCAAAAGAAGCTTGTGGAGTTTTAGGAGTACGAGAAGGCAAACTAAAGTGGTTTCCGTGTAAAAATATTTCTGAAGAATCAGATAATTTTATTTTTGACTCAAGAGAGTATATTAGTATATCAAAGCACTGTAATATTGTAGGAATAGTACACAGCCATCCAGATAGTCCTCCGGATCCTAGCCCTTATGATATAGATAACTGTAATATCTTAAATATTCCCTACTACATCTTTAGCTATCCAAGTTTTGAGTTAAAAACTTTAAAACCAGAAAATCAAGAAACACTATCTCTTTATGGTAGAGACTATAAATTTGGAGTAACAGATTGTTTTGAAGCAATGAGAGATTACTTAAATTCTCAAGGTTTTAAGATTCCTAGCAGGGCTTTATTTGAAGATAACTGGTGGGAAAAGGGATTAGATTATTCGATTGAAGAACTAACTGAACAATGGAACTTAAAAAAAGTAAAAATCAACACTTTGATGCCAAACGATGTTATAGGATTTAGTATAGAATCTTCTATACCTAATCATTGCGGAGTGTATGTTGGAGAAGATTTATTCTACCATCATGCGGTAAATAGACTGTCTTGTACAGAAAACTTGTACCCATTTTGGAAAAAATATATAACAGGAGTATATAGATATGATGCGTAGTGTACACTTAGAGGGCGAATTGGGAAATAAATTTGGCTACAACTTTTCCATATATGCAAAGACTTCGAGTGAAGTTTTTAAATGTATTAATGCGAATAGGCCCGAATTTCGTACCTTTATGCTACAGTGTCATGAAAAAGACATAAATATAGCAGTAGACACTGGAGAAGATTATATAGAAGAAAGACAACTACTAGAACCTCTTTCTAGTAAACAATCGGATATTACTATAAGTCTAGTTCCAGCAGGTTCAAAAGGCATAGGAAAAGTTTTAGCTGCAGTAGCAATTGTAGCTACTATTTATTTTGTTCCTATTTTAGCAACACAAGCAGGTGGTATGACAACGCTTGCTGCAGGAGCAACTTCATTTGGTGCAAAACTAGGAATTAGTATTGCTACAAATTTTGCTATAAATTTAGCACTTACTGGTTTTGCAGAAATGATGGCTCCAGACCCTGCTGTAGACAAAGACGCTCCTACAAATTATCTTTTTAACGGCGATGCACAGGCTATATCTGAAGGAGACCCTGTACCTATTCTTTACGGAAAATTAAGAGTGCCGGGAAGACCTGTATCAATTGAGATTAATACAGCAAATAGAGCTTTTGAGAATCTACTATTCGGTTATAACTTTAATTTTAGCACGGGAGAATTAAGAGTACTACACGGGAGAGACGAGTAATGAGACAGGTAAGAGGCGGGCCACCCGCAGGACTTGGACAACGAACAATAAGAGGAGCAGGAAACTTAAGCAGGGGAGACTCTCAAGATCTAATCGTAACTGATATAATTTCAGAAGGACCTATACAAGGTTTAGTAAATGGATTGCCTTCAGTATATCTCAATGATGATAGTATTGATAGTCTAATTGGAAATAGTAGCCGATACACAAATGTTACAACTTCAGAACCTCCTTCTCAAAATATAGTTCATCAAGCTCAGTCTCCTACATTAATAAATTTAACTAGTGGTAGTACGGCTGCAAGTTTATCTAATATTCCAGAAGGCGAAATCCCTGTTAGTTTAGAAGAGGGTATTGAAACTCATTTAGTTATAAGAGGAGGAAAAGGGTCTATTCAAGTTAGCCTTGCTTACGTTGGCGAGTCGGGACTTTCAAATATTGCAAAAATAGTATTGACTTCTGCAAGTTCTTTTTTTGCAGACCATATGATAGAAACTATACAT